AGCCGCAAGCTCAGCGTCCTCAAAACATAAAGCATATATTCTTGGACCGTCATACACCTGATCATCATCAGCAGTAAACTCTGTTAAGAATATTTTCATATTACCATTTAACTTTATTAGCCCAGTAAGCCGCAGACATTTTTCCTTTGGATATATTTTTTGCGTGTCTTGCTTTAAAAGATTTTTTTCTTGCTTTGTCTTTTGCGGTCTTTGGACTTTTCCCCGCGCCACTGACCCCCTGTTGACCAAAACGTATTAACTTTAGCTTGTGCCCCTCTTGCGCCAGAACCATGTGCGATTTTGTTTTATGACCGCTGGTTCTTTTAGGTTTGTTGACACCTTTGAGACCGTGTTTTTTTAGTAAGCTAGCTTTTCTATTTTCGTGAGACATTATCTTTTCTTTCCTTTGTGTAAGCCATGCTTGGCATGTTGTTTGCCTTTTTTGGTAGCCGATCTTTTCTTTTTATTTGCGGCGGCAAGCTTTTTTCTACCAGCTTTGGTTGATTTTAATTTACTAATTGTTTTGGCTGGTGCATAAACCTCTCCGGTCTCAGAAGATTTTTTTCCGCTAGCAGTTCTCCATTTTTGTTTGGTCCATTTTTTTAATGACTTTTGTGTGAAAAAGTCGTTTGCTTGTTTTTGTGTGGGTTGTGTTGGAGTGTAACTCTCCATTAGGCATTTTATGCATGCCACCTTTGTGCTCGGTGCCGTCTTTAAAATAATGTTTTACACCTTTCACTTGTAACCTCCGCCAGCGGCTTTGTATTCTTTTGCAAGCAACTGTGCCTTTCGAGCAGACCATTGCCCAGCCCTACCACCTCGAGTGCCAGCTTTAATTTTATTAAATAGTCTTTTTCTCATCGTGGGCTTGGTGTAATTACCGGACGAGTTTACTGTAGACTTCTTTTTAGAAGACTTTTTTTTCATAGCCACTATTTCTTTTTAGACTTCTTCCCAGTTTTTTTCTTTGGGGGTCTGCCTTTCTTTGATCCGTAGGTTCCTTTTCCGTATGGCATTTGTTAACTCCTATAAAAAATAAACGCATCTTTATTATAGAGCTATGACCCTTGAGTGCAAGAGGTGATCCTCTTTTCCCTCCTTCTTTTGATGCCAGCTTATCTTTGTTTGTTCTTAAAGATATCAACAACTCTGTGATAAACCATTTGTTTCATGGTGTTATCAGGAAGTTCTTCCCACGCTTTTTTTCTTTCAACCCTATCAGGTATTTTGGCTATGGTTTTAGCAATTCCCATTTGCATAGCTAAAAGATATACCAGCTTTTGTGTTCCTTCATCTAAATCGCTTAAATAATTTAGCCTTTCTTTGTGGCTGGGAAGTAGACTTATAGCATGCGCATATGCTAGGTGATGTGGGTCACCAAAATTAGTTTTGTGTTTCATAATTAGTTGCCTGTTTTATTTGGGCAAGCACAGGCAGGCTTGCTTATTTACGGTAGCGTCTTATTTCAATTTTAAATATATTTAAACCGCCCAAATTTTTTAATAAGTACTTAGCAATCTTTTTGTGTACCACTGAGATTTTTTAAGGTCCTCGTCTAAATTTTTATTCTCATACCTCCAAACATATTTCAGTATGTTCCCTTTACAGTATCCCCTAAAAGCTTCCTTTGTCATGCTGGCTTCAATTGCATCAATGCATTCTATCTCTCCGTTCTTATAATGATCCGGATTTATATTATCTTTTTCGTCTTCCTGCATTGCCAAATAATTCATTTAGAACCTCTCTTTATTAACTCATTTACTATTTTTACTTTTACTTTGGGTCTGGTGCTTTCAGATGCAAACAAACTTTCTAATTCTTTGTTTGAATAATTTTTAATGTAGAAGTGTTCTACTTTGGTTTTCTGTGTTTTTTTGTCAAAAGTTCTTACGGATTTTTTTAATTTGATTGGCATGTGTTTTGTCCTAATATTTATCTATATCTTCGTCCATGGTTTCCTTGGATGATGGACAAGAAAGATTAGTTACCATATCAAATAGTTCATCATCCTCTTGAATATCGTGATCTCCGCCCCATATTAATTTGGTATTACAATGCCAACAGTTCATGTGTTTTCTCCAGTAAACTTTCCTGAGTTCCATATCTTTTTTCAAACTCGTTTAAAAAAGGATGGCGCGATACATACATGTCATTGTTAACACCTTCTCTATGATGTCTATAGCACAATCCTATTGTTTTTAAATGAGCCAAAGGTTTTGTTTTCCCATCAAGGTGATGTACCTCGGCTGGACTATACACTTGATAAAACTCATGACAAACAATACAGCCTAACTCAGCTACCTTGCTCATCCATAGTTTCTCTTGTTTTGTTGGTGTCCTGCTTTGCATAAAGTTCTAGTAGTAATGAGTTATTTCGTCTAACGTAATCGTCAAGGGTTATTTCTTTTTCCCCGTGATGACGCCTCTCCATTTTACATTCTTCATACATCCATGAACAGAAACTTTTAAAATTATCATGCTCCATATCTATTTCTCTCCGATCTTATATTTGCCATTTTAGTTCTCCACTCCTCAAACTCCATATCAACAGCGCTCTTTTCTGTTTGTAGTGACTCATAACCAGCCTTGGCTACAGCCACGTCCATGGTTGCGTTGTAGTAATTGTCTGATGCCTCTGCCTTGGACTTCTGAGCGTTGTAACTTTTTTCTCCATCGTCCTTGGCTTTACAAAGCTCTACCCAAAAAACTCTTTTTAATGTTACCTCAGCCGTTAGTACTTTAACTCTTGCTTCAGACACAAGTGGGGCAAGGTCTCTTAATTTTTGATGAAAATTTTCTGCCTGATCTATCATATTGATTTTTTATAATTTGTTCTGCTTATTATTTCTTTAAACTTTACACCTGTCACCTTGTGATGCCTACCCTCTAACAAACCGGCGTGCCTTTCGAATTCGCTTTGTTCTTTGAGTGTCATCTTGTCCCAGTCAGAAATAATTGTTTCAGGACACACCACAACTCTGTCGAACCACTCAATTACAAAGTCAGAAAGTTCATGTTTAGCTTTAACAGCCGCTGTTACTTTTTTTCCTTGATACATTATAGCCATACTTATTTCTCCTAAATTGGACCGTAGTCCATTTTGTTTTTTGCCCCAAAAGCAATGTCCTCTAAATTAGTAAACTTTGATCTAGCACCATCAAAGCCAAGTTCAAATGTTCCTGACTCACCCATTCTATTTTTTCTGCATATTATCTCTGCACTGCCAGTGTCTATGCTGTCATAGTACTCTTCACGATAAAGCATAAATACCATATCGGCATCTTGCTCGATAGAGCCTGAGTCCCGGAGATCAGATAGTATTGGTCTTTTATCAGTTCTAGACTCAACACCTCTATTTAATTGAGACAATGCAATCACTGGACAGCTAGCATCCTTAGCCAATCCTTTAAGTAAATTAGATATATAGCTCATGCTTGCCGCTCTAGAATCGGCGTTGGCTGGTGCCTTGTTAGATGTCATTAAAAGCTGTAAATAATCGACAACTATTAGGTCTATATCTTTAACAGCCTGCACGGTTTTGGTTTTATTAACTAAGGTCTCTATAGTTATTGGAGACTTATCATAAACATATAAATTCTTTTGACTCATCTCATATTCAATCTTATTAAATTGATCCCAGTCCTCTTTGTTAAGTGATCCTGTCATCAGCTTATCCATGGTTAGATCAGACTCAGAACTGATAACCTTTTTGATTAGTTGTTCGTTAGTCATTTCTAAAGAAAAAATTAAAACGGTTTTATCTTTTTTTATATTATTCGCGGCAACATTTAGAGCCCAAGTGGTTTTACCCATGCCGGGTCTACCGGCAACAATTATTAGGTCTCCCTTTTTAAAACCATGAAGTTTTTTAGCTATATCACTAAAGCCTGTAGAGATTAAATTCTTGCTCATCTGCTTTGCATCAGAAATTTCCTGTCTCACACTTTTCATAACATCAGAAATAACCAATGGTGCGCCAAAGTTTTTGGTAATTTTGTTTTCAACAAGAATAGAGTTTATTTTATCTACTTTATTTTCAATAGGCTCATTCTCATTAACAATATCCGGAATCATGCTTGCTAGGTTTCTTAATTTATTGTTAGCTGTTTTTTCAAACATAAGTTCTAGCCAAGCATCGAATCCAGCAGATGAAACACAATTAATTGCGGCATCCTTGATGTGCTGTATAGAAATAGGATTTCTTATTTTTGTACTAAGCGTAACCACGTCTGAGGTGTTGGCTTCAATCATTGTTCTATATGCTTCTTTGTATGATTGATACTCAAAGTCATCAGGCATAAGACCGCTTTCTTGGGCTTTGTTGAAAAGCGCCTGCTCAAGAATCATGGACCCTATTAAATTAGATTCTAAGTCTGTTATTTTATTATCCATATCTCCTCTCTATAATTGCATCAAATTGATTTATGCCAAGCATGGTTGCTAGCTGTGGCTTCTTATCCCAAAAAGACCTAATCCATTTTTTGTGCCCCTCAGAATTTGCTACTTCAAAATATTTATACCAAAACTCTTCTGTTTTTAATTCTATCTTTTTTCCCGTTTTAGGTGAGACGATCCCGGTTTTTGTTCGGGCTAACTCTTTAAGTTTTTTCCAACTTGGACTAGCCTTAAATGAATTTTTACTATGGACGTAAAAAGTTTTGTCTGTGACTTCTTTAAAAATTTCATTGATCCTATCTAAATCTAGTATTAATACATCTTTAGTATTAGCTTTAGTATTGTAGCCACCTGACGACCCCCCATAGTCACCTGACGACCCCCCTAAAGTTAGGCGATATAGGTTGCTTGTATTGTTTCTTTGCTTCCACTCTAACCTACCCTGATCTCTCAATTGATTTAAATTAGACTTGATTGCTGTTAACGACAATCCGGTAAGTTTCATCATCGTCTTGTGTGATGGATAGCTTTCACCAAATTCATCAGAATAATTTGCAAGAATAATTAGTATTAGTTTTTGGGTTGAGGTGGTCTCTTCCCGGAGGGCTTTTGTTATAAATTCTAACGCCATGTTTTCTCCTAATTACCCTGAGATAGTATAGAAAAAATAATCTTTGTAAAGACTTGTTTATATTTAATTTAAAGATTACAATTACAGCAGGTATAAAACAGAGGTATATAAAACATGACAACACCTAAAATATTTAACGCTCTAGAAAAAGTTCAAGAGCATATGTTCAACAACCCTATTGCAAAAGATGGGGTAAATAATTTTCAAAAATATAAATACAGAGGCATTGATCAGGTCATTCAGTCTTTTTCAAAACCACTATTTGAAAATAAAATAATAACCGTGGTCCTTCCTGACCTTTCAATAAACACTGAGTTTAGTTCAGATGGAAAAACTACGTTTACAACCATCAATGGCACCGTGCGCTTTTATTGTACAGAAGACGGGAGCCATTTAGACAGATCATATCTTGGTCAAAGCAAGTCTCAACAGTTTAAAGACCTAGAAGCCGCAAGAAGCTTTGCTTATAGAAGCGCTTTATTAGAAACCTTCTGCGTTCCGTTTGAGGGAATTGTTGAGCCTGAGCTAGAAGGAGAAGAGCAAACGCCAGTAGAACAAAAAGATTTTATGGTTGAATACGTTAATGAGTTAGACGCATCAATTGATCATGACTCAGCGCTTGAGATTTTTGAAAGATATAAAAAAGTTGCAGAGTTAGAGGGTAATCATGAGAAAAGCGTTAAATTAAATTTAATTTTTAATGAGAAATTTGGAACCAAAGAGGTGGTGCAATGATACAACAAGGCTCTGCCGCTTGGCACGAACAAAGAAAAAATAAAATTACTGGAACACGAATCTCTAAAGCCGCTAAAGAAGATATTTGGGCAAAGGGAGATCAATGGGAGGTCCTTGCAAGAGACATGTTCAGAGAGGCTCACAGGATGCCACAGGACCCTTTTGATCAAAGAGCTATGTTTGCAATTACACACGGTAAAGACAGCGAGCCAGTTGCTATCCAGTGTTTAGAAAACATGGGTTATAAAATTAGTCAGCCATCTTTTGTTGTTCACCCGGAACATAAATGGATGGGCATGTCTCCTGATGGCATCATGTTAAAAGGTAGAAACGGCAAAGTTTCTGCTGTAGAGGTTAAGTGCCCACAATCAAAACCTTGTAAAGATGTTAAAGAACAGAAATGCATGGACATAGATGAAATGTTATTTTTTCAGTGGTATAGCGATGAGGAGCACTATCAAGAGTGGGTTAAGAGAGACCCTAGATGGGCTGATGTCTATATACCTAAAGCAAAAGAGTTTATGGATTGGTATAACGAAGCCGTTAAGGACCCTGAGAACATTGCAAGGTGGTCTGAGGATAAAGAAGAGCCGGGCGTTAATTAGAAAAAAGTAAAAGATTGTTCAGCGTCTGAAAATCTTGCCGAAACATTAAAAGAACTAGGGGACCTCAAGCAGAAAATCGGAACGCTGGAAAGCAAGAAGAAAGAATTATCTGCTATGTTGATTAAACAACATGGAGGCGCTTTTAGTACCGGAACCGTTAGGGGTCACATGACTCATGCGCGAGGAAGGATAAACTATTCTAGGTTTGTGAAAGACCAAAAAATCGAAAGAGATATTCTTGAAGGTTATAGGTCGGAAGGAGACTCAAGAATCTACACCAAGTTGGTGGAGGAAAAAGAGTGATGAATGTTAATAATAAAAAGTCCATATCATCAAGGATTGATTTGACTGTGCATGAGAAGCTTGAGAAGGCTAGCAAAACTAAGGGGCACCGTTTTTGGGACCGCAAAGTTGCATACATGGTTAATAAAATTTTAGAAGAGTGGGCAAACAAGGAGAAAGTGTAACTATGGATAAGCCATTTGATAATACAAATAGAGGTTCTATTTGGAAAAACGAAAAGAAGGAAACTGAAAAGCATCCTGATTTTACTGGTACTGCAAACCTAGACGGAGTAGAAGTTTGGGTCTCAGCATGGAAGCGTAAACCCGGGGCAAGTGAAAAAGCGCCAGCTTTATCTTTTGCTTTTACAAGAAAAGATTCCGCCCCAGTACAAAAGCCCGTAGATAACACTCCGGGAGCAGTTAGCTCAGAAGACATTCCGTTTTAATCATGAGTGAAGTAAGAGCGGATGACGCAGGTCCAAACAGCATAATTATTAATGTAGATGGGGAGGCTAGGTCTTATGATTTAGACACCCTGTCTGATGAAGCTAAAAACAAAATAGCTGGCATGCAATTTTATAACAATACAATATCTCCTATTGTGGGAGAGATCGTTAGACTGCTTCAGATGGGAGCTGGTGTTAATCAGGGACAGCTACAAGCACTACTTCCTAAGAAGTATGATGTTGTTGTACAAGATGATGAAAATCCAGTAAAATCAAAAGCAGATAATAAAAACGGAGACATAATAGTACCGTCATAGTTATGAACGCGATTAAAGAAAAGAGCCTTCCTGAAACGGGCGGGCTCGCTTCTGTCTTAGGTGAGGCAAGCTTATCTTCGACCCCCTGTCGCGGCGTTTGCACCTCAACCCTTGGCGATGATAGATGTAAGTCATGCGGTAGATTTCAAAAAGAAATAACAAATTGGAATTTATATTCTGACATGGAAAAAAAACTTATTAATGTTAAGAATG